GTCGAGTTGGATGCCACCTCTTGGTAGTTTCCCGACGATTGACGGGTCTGGTACTGCGTATTCGGTGAGGATATCTTCTAATTTCATACTCGTTCTCCTTTAAGTAATAGTGTTCTGTTGGTTACTTTCTTACTGTATTTCTCTGCTATTGCTGGTTCTAATGCTTTCAATGCTTTGATGTCTAGGCTCGCCCATGTTCTGCCTTTCCATGTGGCGATGATTGTGCCGTTCACGGTGGCGTATTCGTTTGCGCCTATCATGTCGCACAGTTCTGCTTTCAATCTGTCTTCCATTTCTTGGTATGCTTTCAATTCTTTCTTAACGTGTTTCAGTTGCTCTACCAGTTCGGCGGCTGTTGAAGGCAGTTCAACTGTTGTGCCTGTCGGTTTCTGGTATCGGGTGCTAATCGTTTCATATGACCAATGCACACCATCTGGTGTGATGCCAAGGTCAATGGATGTCAACCATTTCGCTACCGCGTCACAATGCTCCTGCTTTTCTTCGTCGGTTATCTTCTGCTCATAGATGTAGAGAACCATCGTTGAGTCGAATATCGCCCATGTGATGAGGTTCACGTCAGCGCAGATGGCTTGTTGGATGCCTTGGATGCGCCAATAGTCTGGCAGTTCGCCACCCCATTCACGGCTCATCGTTTTGATTTCCAACACTTTGCGTTCGTCACCGTTCTCGTAGAGTCCGTCAAGGGTGGCTATCATGCGTGCGCCTTCGGGTGTTTCTGCGCTAAACATTTCCTCTGGTGTTATATATGGGATGCCTGTTTTGTCGCAAGCCCATTGCAACACGAAAGGTTCCAGACGGTTCCCTCGTTCCATTGCAGGGTTCGGTGGTATCGGTGATGGTGGTACGTCGCCTAATAGTTCGGCGGCGTATTTGTCTGCTGGTACGAATGGGTGTAGCCCGTAGATTGCGGCGACCGCTGATGCGGATACCCGTTTACGTTTCTTGTCATCCCAGAATCTGAGATTCAACCAGTCTTGTTCCCCGTGTGTGGGTTTGGTGATGCGTTGTAACGTGATGTTCATGTTTTCCCTTCTCGTAATTGATACTTGTAATACTGTATAGCAGATTGGGGTGGTTGTCAACCCCTAAGAAAGAATTTTTATTTGCTCAACCATCTTCAAAGGGATAGCAAGAATGTGGTCTGCGGAATCCTCAATATAAGATTGCGCGATAACAATATGGTTTGGTTTAGCGTCAGGCAACAACCAGCCAACGGAGTGCACGACTGCTGGTTCTTGTTCGATTTCTGTTGTCGGCATCCATCCTGTTGATACCGAATGGGCGTCGTGCCATATCAGTAGCACCATCGTGTTTTTGTACCCTTCGGTCATGGCATTAGTTTACTCGCTGGGTGTAGCGAGGTGAGGGTTTAGTTGCGTTGATTAGGTGGTCTAAAGCGTTGAGTGCTTCGAAGAATTCTTGTTCTTCGGTGTGGCTGGAGACCCTTGCTTTTACTAAGAATTTCCTTATATTGTATAGCGTTTCTCTTGTCATAGGACTTGACAAGATAGCAGGTCGACGAATTGTTAGTCGGTTGTTTCCGAGTAATTTGCGTGGCTCATAGCCATTAGTTTTCCGTCTGGTTTATAGGCTATCCACGTCGGGGCGTCTGGGTCGCAACGGCATCCGATTGTTTTGTTGGGCTGATGCGTAACAAGTGTGTTACATTTATTGCAGAATGCTGTCGGCATAATCTCCTCTACTTTCCCTCTAGTGAAACACTCACAAAATTCCATTCATTTGCTTGACTTGAAAAGTCTATTGGTTTCGCACCCACAGCACCACTCCACGCCCGAATATATTCATCAATCACCAACGGGAAATACGTGAAATAGTTATCTTGATGAATGTAACCGACAGTAATCGTCGGTACTGGCATCACCTTAATCGTATCTATGGTTAACCCAGCCCAAGCCAAAGGATATCTTGTATCCAATTTATCCAACCCCAAACCAAGGTTCATTGCATCCCTACGCCACACCGTAGAAGTAATCGTTGTCGAAGCAACAAGAATAGATTTATCACCAAGACTATTCATGTAGTCACACAATTTTCCTGAGAACCCTGCGTTAACTTCGCGGCTGTTCGGAGTCCAATGCAACACCCGACCAACACCATCCAACATCGGTAACAGCATCTCAATAGTTCCAGGCAACATTGTGTCATCATCACCGAAAACCCAAACATATTTACCGCAACCCTGTGTCACACCACGGAACACGTTCGGGTCGCCATCAATGTTCTTTAGCCTTTTACTGTATTGAACTTGCGGAAACTTTCGGGCGAACGGTTCAGCAAAACCATCAGGGTCGTTGTCGCTAACAATCAGTTCAACGCCGTCAACAAGTTGCGGAACTATCGATTCCAAACATGGACCTATATCAAGTCTTTTGAATGTTGGAATGTAGATTGTTAACAACACTATTTTGAGTGTTCTTGAAGATGACTTTCTAAACCGTCAGCAACCTTATCAACTTTATGCTCAACCCTGTTCACACTACTGAACACGTGTTGCAACATACCAGCAACAACAGCATGGTCTTCCCGATTCTCTTTACGAAACATTGCAAGAAGAGTGACAATAATCCCACCGACCGCTGTAACAACAGCCGACAGTATTAAAGCCCACCCGCTGTCCATTATGCAGGCTTAACTTTTGCTTCGAAATCCAACACCGCTTGCGGCAAATTGTCGCCACACACATAGCGGATATGCCAAGGCTCTGATTGAACTTCCCAACTGAACCCAAACTTTTCACAGTTCTGCAACATCCAATCCAAACGCAAACCGTTAGCAGACCAAACATCAACAGCCAAACCCCACCCATGGTTACTAGTGCCTGGGGATGCCATCGGCGCCATACCTTTTTTAAGGAACCATTTCTTCCCCTGATAGGTGCGAGTGGTGTTAGTCCCTGTGTCCTTTAACACAAACCGTGACATGAACCCTGCTAATTGCTGGTCGAAAGAACGGTACGCATCTGCGCTCGAAGTCGGCTTAAACGGTTTAGTTCCTTCAGCCTGCATAGCGGCGTCATGTAACGCTTCCCAAGCACGTGCCGCAAGATGATGCAACTTCCCTGAAGGTGTGATAGGGCGCATAATGTCGGCAGGTAGTTTGCCGTTCTGCGCTCCCTTTAAATCTTTTGGGAGTACAAGTTTTGCGACAGGTAACTTCATTACTTCTTCTTAGTTTTGGTGCCGAACGCTGCCGAGATTTCTTCTGATGTGAGTTCGCCGTCAACTGATGCGGCTGCAAGTTTCTGCACAACACCGAACAAGGCTGTGAGTCCTGCGACACCAGCGGACTTGATTACATCTACACCGAGGATTGCGCCACCTGTGATGATTGGTAGGGCTGATGCGATGAACAACGATACGAGTCTTTGTCCGAGGTCTAGGGCTTTGGCGATTGCTGAGTTCATTCTGAGTCCTTTTGTGTTAGGGATATCAACGAGTGTAGCACTACACCTATACCTGTTAGAAGTAACGCTTGTCTTAAGGTAGGACCTGAGAGGGTGATTAGAACCATGCCTGTTCCAACCCATGTCCAAGTGTTATCCATTATGTAGGTGATGAAGCGTTTCATTAGCGTCTCATTCTAGTAGATGGGATTGCGGCGATTAGGGCGCCTGCGGCTACTAGGGTTCTGCGTGTTTTGACAGGGATGTTTGAACCTGTTGGCACATAGTTCTCGAATTCGGACCCGAAAATGTTGATGGTTTTTTCGAACGCTTTTTTGACTTTGGTGGGGGCTTCTTGGATGGCGGCTGTGAATTCGGCTAGTTGTTCTTCGGTGAGTTCGTCTACTTGTAGTTGTTCAAATAGTTGTTCGGCTTGGGTTTCGGTGATGACGGCTAGGACTTCGGGGCTGGATGCTATTTGGGCGGCTTGGCTGGTTGTGAGTTGTTGTGTTATTTGGGGTAGTGTGGTTGTTAATGGAATCTGTGCTGTTGTTGTTGGGGTTTGTGGTGTATCTGATGTTTGCGTTTGGGGTGATGTTGGCGTTGTTGTTTCGGCGGGCAGAGTCGGAGTTGGAACGGAAGGAAGCGGAACAGTTGTATTGGGAACAGTCTCGGAAGGATAAGTTGTAGATGTTTCTGGTTGTGTGGTTTCGGGTTCGGCAACTGTGGTTTCGGTTACGGGTATGGTTGGCTCGGGTTGAGGCTGACTGGTGGAAGTAGTAGTGGTGGTTTGCGGGGGAGTATAAGGTGCTTGCGTTGTTGTCGGGGCTGGTTGAGTTGTTGTGGTCGTGGTTGTCGTTGTACTTTCAACTGATGTGGTTGTGCTTGTCTGAATTGGCTCTGTGGTTGTGGTCGTTGATGTGGGAAGGGTTGTCGTAGATGAACTTGTTGATGCGGGAAGGGTTGTTGTAGATGTCGAAGTTGTTGTGGTCGTTGAGGATGTGGTTGTTGAAGTTGTTGTTGAAGTTGTCTGCGAAACTGCGTTAGTTGTAAACGCTTCGTCTGGCACGATTGTCCAGTCGCCGTCATCTATTTTCCATGCAAGCATCAGGCAGGTTCCGCCGCCGTTTTCGTACATGAATAGTTCTAAAGGCTGGCTACCTGCATCTAGTTCTAGTGGACCTGACATCATCCATGTGCAACCCTGGTCATTCCAGTTACCCCATTCATCTAAACCGATTTTGATTGTGCCACCGTCATCTGATGCAAGCATGAACTCGATGGTCTGATGCTCAGGGATATCTATGTAGCCTGTCATGTGGACCATGAACAGGTCGTAGGTGCAGTCCTCGAATAGTTCACCGTCATAGTTGCGGTTGATGTTGTTCTCTGTCTCCGAACCGCAGACAGGGTATTCGGTGGTGGATTGGGCTGGTGGTATTTCGTCGATTGTGTAGTAGGTGGTTGCTAATCCTGGTGTTGGTTCAGCGTTCGCTGCTTGTGGGAAGAACGAGAACAGGATTGCTGGTAGCGGTATAAGCCACCTTGTTAGATTGCGACCCACACTTTAAGGCTCAACTATTTCTATCCATTGCTGGTTTGGTTCAAACCACGCATACCGCTTGTCATCTGTTGGCATTGGTGTTGGTGGTTGCCAATCATGGTTCTCGTCTAAAGTCCATGAAGGAAACGGTTGTGGTGCTACAAACACATCAGCGTCAGCGTCATAAGTGTAGCCAATTCCCGCATATTGTTTGCGGATGTTGTTGTTGTAACTTGTGCGAACACATTTTTGTTTACGGAAATTACCGTACCAAACTTCAGGTGTTAAACCTTCGATGAGTTCTGTTTCGTCAATGCCCGTAATTACTTGCGTTACAACATTGTTTACATCAAGAAATGCGTAATGTGCCATTATGCCCAACTCACATTCCCTGTGCCAGCAGTAAATGTTGCTACCGTATAACCACTAGTTGTAGTTGTTGTGCCAGTCAAACCTGCACCAATAGTAATTGTGTAATTGCTTGGGTAACGCAAAAGAACAATACCGCTACCGCCAGCCATACCTGCACGACTACCTACATCGGCACCAGTTGCCCCACCAGCACCAACGGTTACCGTGTAATTTGTGCTAGTAGCAACAAAAACAGGATTTTCTGATGATGTTCCACCCCCAGAACCTTCTGATGCTGTAGTGCGATATCCGCCAGCGCCACCACCACCACGATAATCACGACCACCACCACCGCCGCCGCCAGTATTGACTGTTCCTGTAGTGCCATTACTAGCACTACCACCAGTTCCACCGCCGCCTGAACCACCAGCGCCCCCAGTAGTACCGCCACCACCGCCGCCACCACCACGAACAACGCCGTCAATATCAGAAGTTTTGCCAGCACCACCAACACCACCTGTGGAACCCGAATTAGCAGCACCAACAGCGCCAGCACCGCCACCGCCACCACCACCGTTTGATGCGCTGCCACCAGCGTAACCTTGCAATGTTGCATTAGCCGCACCACCAGTTTGTGAACCACCGCCACCGCCAGCACCGCCACCCGAACCACCAGAAACGCCATTTTGACCAGCGCCGCCACCACCGCCGCCACCAGTTGATGTTATAGTTGAAAAAACGCTATTTGAACCAGCGTTACCTTGATATTCGGAACCACCATATCCGCCACCACCCGCACCACCAGCAATAACAAGGAACTGAATTGAAAGTGGTTCATCTCCTGTTTGCATCCAAGCAGATACGGCTGTATTTACCCGTGTGCGCTGACCAAATCTAGACATTGCTAAACCTTACGCTATTTCGTTTACATATCCGTGAATGATAATAACATTCGCTGTAGCGGCGAACGCTTTAACAACAAGAGCAGTTGCATTGCCTTGTAACGGCAAACCAGGAACCACCAAATATAAACCCGACTCAGCAGGAATAGTTTGTTCAATGTTGCCATCAGGTGCAGTTGCCTCACCCCACTCAATCGTCAATTTCACAGATGATGTAGAACTGTTTACTGCATACAACCACACTTCATGGAAATGTGCCGTGTTCGTAGGACCAGTATGAATAGTTGTACCAGCCGTAGCGGTCTGAACAACTTTAATGCCTTTGCCGTCAGTCGAACCACTTAAATGATTTTTTGTGAATGTTGCCATGTGTTATCTCCTATGTTAACCGAAAATTTGTGACGCTAAAACTATTTGAGTATCTTCACCTAAAGTTAACCCTGAAGAAGCAGGCGCAGACCAAACCGCATCCGAACCATTCGAAGTTAACACATAAGTTGAAGCACCCAAAGCCAACCATGTTGGGTCAGTACCATTAGATTTCAACAAAGCACCAGCACCACCAACAGCGATACGGGCAACTGTAGGTCCAGAACCCATGGTCAACAAATCACCACGAGTGGTCATCGTCGACGCCAAAGTGTTCGCTTCGTCAGCGTCAGTTGCTGTGAAAACTGGGTAGCAGGTAGCGCCTGCGTTATGTGAAGCGGCAGTAGTGCCGTCAACGCCACGAGTGATAGATGAAAGCGATGAACCTGTTCGTGAACCTACTAAAACTTTTTCTTCGGTAGCCAAACCTGGGTCAATCACCATGAAGAACGGACCAGTAGCGGTGTTATTCCACGCTGTTACAGTTCCTGTAAGAAGCGCTGTTGTGTCACCAGACGTGATAGCGTTCGTTAACGTACACGCTGGCGCCGCACCCGCATAAGACCGTCTAGTAACTGCTGCCATCTATACTCCTAATCTTGAACCGAACGCATTGTAACAGTACAGGTTCCTTCCAAATCCCAGTTTTGCTGGTATCCGTCTATCACCTGAAATTCTAAATCTTCAACTACCACAGAATACGTTTCCGTGTTCTCTTGATAGTTTACCACTATAGGGTTTGTTACCAAATCCCGTAGTGCTTGTAGTTCTGATTCTACATCAAAATAGTATTCGGTGTCATGTACCCTGAGGCGGTGGTGCATGAGGATTGGGACACGGAAAACTTGGCTTCGGGCTGGGGATGCGTATGCTCTAGCCATCCAACGGGTTAGGGTTGGTGCTGTTGTCGCTGACCCTCTGGCGAGAACTAGTTTGAATTTGGCTTCAATGAATTTGGCTTGCGGACCTGTCGCAACCGATTCTGTTGCCAATGCTTTTTCGTGGGGGGTCATCGATGTGTAGTCGCCCGAATCTGACGATATGTATGGGGTTACTGTGCCGTATAGGGGGGTGGTTCGGATGTCGAATTTGGCTACGAATTTGCGGTCTGGGATACCCCAACGGTAGATGCCTGTAACAATTTCTCCTTGTGTCACATAGTTCGCTGTGTCTTCCACGTAGACACCTGCGGCTGATACTGCGAACACCCGTTTGTTATCGTAGGTGGCGCATGATAGCACGTTCGCTGTTGATGTGTGCATCAAATCTGATGCGTGCGCTGGGGTGTTTGTTGCGATAAATGTTGATAGGTCTAGTCTGCCTAAACCTGTGGATGTTGTGTCGTATTGTGACCATGTGAACCACACGTATTTGTCTTCGGCTGTGAATGATACGACGTCGCCTGTTGTTGGGATTAGTGCGCCTGCGGTGAGGTTCCCTGCGCTGTCTGCTGTCGAGTATCGGACACCTTTGTTTGTTCCGACGATGATTGCACCTAAGTATCCGTAGATACATTTTGGTATTTCGCCTGTTGGTAGTTCTAATGCGACTACTGGTTGGTCTAGTACGCCTGCGGATGTGATAGTGATTTTGTAGATTGCTCCACGGTCTCCTGAGTATCCTGCGACGTAGATGGCGTTTTGACCTGAAGCGAAACTTATCCAGTTCCATGTCGATATCGGGTGTGCGTAGTCGTCGCCTGCTACGTTTCCTGTCGGGTCGTAGAATAGTTCTGTTGCGTTTGATGAGCCGTTACCTGACACCATGAGGTGTCCTTTGACGAAATCTACATAAGAGAATTCGTGACCGTAAGCGACGTTTGATGCGGTGTGGGTGGAGTCAACTTTCCATAATCCGTGTGTGGATGTTAAACCAGCGTATGTTAGATAGACGTTTGTGCCGTCTGATGCGATGTCTCGTGGGGTGAGCGCAGGCAAACCTGTTACCGATGTCCATGTTGGTGACGCTGCGAACGGGTTGGATGAGTAGCGGACAGTTTGCCCATCTAACATATATAGTTCGTTGTTTGCTACAACCACTTGCAGGTTTGTGTTCGCTGACGAATAAGATTGCTTTGTTGCGTTCAGCAAAGTTAACTGTCCTTTGGACCAAGGGTTTACACCTTTGCTTGAGAAGTAACGGTAGTCTTGTGCTTCGGCTGTGTCAGCATACTTTTGACCTGCACCGAAATGCCATGATGCTTCACCTCGACGCCATAGTCCTTGCGGGTTGATTGCTGCTTCGCCTGGGCTTGTTGATTGGTCTACCGAATCTCGGACACGTGGTTCGAAACCTCTAGTGAATGTTCCCGCTTTTTGGTCGATTAGGTATGGTCTGCCGTTGATAGCAATTGGGAAGATATCTGGTACGAGTTGTGTTGTTGTTCCACCTGCGAAGAAACGTGGCGCTGGATAGAACGCATCGGTGAAACGAAGTAATGTCGTCACCGTTTAATCCTTAGATAAGAAAGTTGGGTATGCTCTCGCTAGACGTGCTGCTTCTGCTTGGATACGGTCACGACGCAACCTGATAAGACTTGTTGTGCTGTTAGCGACAGCACCCATAGAGACTTCTTCTGCGCGGCGTGTGTCTCCTTGTGATTCTGTGAAGTTGCGTTTCACTTCGCGTGGTGACATTAACCGTATTTGTGCGCCTAAAGCAACAATGTCTGTGACTGTTTCTTGTACACCGCATCCGCTGTTGATGTCTGTTGCTTCTGTGGCTGCTGCTGTGTATGCGGCTTTGTAGACGACACGTAGACGCCCTGGGAATACTGCTTGGTCGAAACGTAAAGCGAACCCTGATGGGAAGTCGTCTGTTGGTAGGTCGCGGATGAGACGGATTTTGCGGGCAATAGGGTAGTCGTCTGTCATGTACCTAACTGAAACTGTTAACAAATCTATGATACTTGTCACATTGGTTAGGTCTATCATTGCGTCAGAACCGTTGTAGTCGATGTTCAAAGTTTTCACTTGGAACAGTCCGTGCATCGGTGACGACAAATCTGATAGTTCGTCGTTAACTGCTTCCAATATTTGTGCCCGAGGGAACCTTGGGTTGATGGTGATTACAGCACCAGCGGTGTGTGCTGCGGCTGTTGTGTTGTTGAATCCTCTTTGAACTGTCAACGTTTTTGTTGCTACGTCTGTCGCCCAAATGTACATGAGTTCTGAATCTATTTCACAAACCTGACCAGCACGTAACCCTTCCAGCGGGTAGTCAACTACAACACTCGTACCCGAAGATGTGAGTGTTGTAGTTAGTTTATTGCGGGCTTCTACCGTTCCTGATAAAAGTTGTCGCAATGTCCTATCAATGACTACTGCTGTTGTTGTCATTTACTTTTTCTTTTTAGCCTTCATCATCGGCTTGCCAGTTTTCTTGGCTTCCATTTTGGCAGCCATTTTACCCTTTTTAGTGTAAGGGAATTCTTTCTTTCCTACCATTGGCATAACGGTCCTTTCGTTAGTGAGATAGAAAGATTACCATAATCAGCAATCCCATTTACGTAAAGCCAAAGCCTTACGTGTTGGTCTGCCTTTCGAATCTTTCATAGGTCCTGGCATACCACCCATGCGAGCGCAAAACGATTTGCGGCGTGCCGCTGCTTTAGGTGATTTCTTTGCTTGGGCTGCTGACACGGGTGGTTTCAGGTTCATGCCTTGCGCTTTGGCTGATGCACGACCTTTAGCGTTGAGTCCGCCCGCAGGATTTTTCCCTTCTTTGCGTTGCCACGCTGGTGTTTTAGCCACGGCTTGCCCTTATATTGTCCACAGCGTTTGGGTATGGTCGTCCTGCTTTTTTCGCTGCTGCTTTCGCTGCCGCTTTTTTCGCTGGGGAAAGTTTCTTAGATTTCTTGTTAGGGTTCTTAGTTTCCCATACAGGTTTTTTCATGGTGTCTCCAATAGGTAGCCTGAGTTTTTTAAAGCGTTTTTCACATTCAATACTACACGGTGTTTAACGCCAGGTGCCAAATCTATGCGATGGTCCCCGATGTCTGCACGGACACGGCGTTTAACTTGAATTTCACAGATTGGCTCTAACGGTTTCCATTTGTTCGGCACCTTTTTATCTGTCGGTTTAACTATTTGAATTAGTTGATTTGCTGCTGTGTCCCAGTTAAATGCAGCGGTTTTGTGGGCGTCGGCTTGGGCTTGTTTAAAATATTTGTCAC